AAATAAAAGTGATATATTGTTTAGAGGTATTAAGACTTCAGCAGGTAATCAGACCGCAAGTCTAAAGTCATTACAAGGTATAAGCTGCTGGGTGTTAGATGAAGCAGAGGAGTTGATTGATGAAGATATATTTGATACTATTGATTTAAGTATTAGAGAAAAAAATGTGCAGAATAGAATTATATTAATATTAAATCCTGTTACTAAAGAACATTGGATATACAATAGATTTTTTCAAGATAAAGGTGTAGAAGCTGGTTTTAATGGCGTTAAAGGTAATGTATGCTATATCCATAGTACATACCTAGACAATAAAGAAAACCTCTCTAAGAGCTTCTTAGAGCGTATAAGGACCATAAAAGAACGTAATATAAAAAAGTATAAACACAAGATACTTGGTGGTTGGCTTGATAAAGCAGAAGGTGTAGTATTTGATAATTGGACAATAGGTAAATTTAATCCTGATGGACTACAAACATCTTGTGGTATGGACTTTGGGTTTAGTGTTGATCCTGATAGTTTGATAGAGGTTGCTATTGATAAAAAGAAAAAGAAAATGTATGTTAAAGAACATATATACAAGAATGGTTTAAAGTCGCATGAATTAGCTAAGATAGTTTTAGATGAAGTAGATAATAAACTTATAATAGCTGATAGTGCTGAACCTAGATTGATAGAAGATTTAAAACACTTAGGTGTAAATATAAAACCTGTAAAAAAAGGTACAATAGAAAGTGGTATAACTAGAATGCAAGATTATGAATTAGTTGTATGTCCTGAAGCAACTAATATTGCAAAGGAACTTAACAACTATGTATATGCAGATAAAGGTTCTAAACTGTATGTAGATTCTTACAATCATGCTATTGATGCTATAAGATACAACGTAATTTACCATTTAGACAATCCTAATTATGGTAGGTATTTTGTACAGTAAACTAAATATTAATTTTTTCTATATATAATTATGAAAATAAATGTTAGGAAGAAAGGTAAGGTAAAAACCTTTAACTTAATAAAAAGCTGGTCAGATGTTACAGTTGAAAAATGGGTTAAGTTAGTAAATTTACACAAAGGTAGTAGAAGTAAAGAAGCATTAGAAACAATTAGTGCATTATCAGATATACCTAAGAAGTTAATAAATGAGTTAGGAATACAAGATGTTGCATTGATACTTACAAAACTAAGCGAATTACAAAAACTATCTAAAAGCAAGTTAAGAAGAATAATTAAGGTAGAAGATCAACAGTTTGGTTTTCATCCTAATTTAGAAGATATAACATTAGGTGAATGGGCAGATATAGAACATTACATAAAATTAGGTGTAGAAAAATTTATGCCACAAATTATGGCAGTTTTATATAGACCAATAGTAGAACAAAGAAATGATAAGTATAGTATTGAAGCATATAGTGGTAATATTGATGTTAGGGCAGAATTGTTTAAGAAGATGAAAGCAGAAGATGTACAAGGTGCTATGGTTTTTTTTTATCATTTAGGAAAAGAATTACTGAAGATTTTGCCATTATATTTAACGCAAGCTATGATACGAGTGCAGAAGGAGATAAAGGACAAAGTTTTGCAGAAAAATGGGGTTACTTTGGCATAATGTATAGATTGTGTAATGGAGATATAAGTAAATTAGAAACAATAACTAAACTAAATTTATTAGAAGCATTTACATGGCTTAGTTATGAAACAGATTTAGAAAGTACAACAAAAGTAAAAATAAATGGCAATTAATAATAAGACTTATAACAACGTAATAGATACACTAAAAAATTTAGGTACAAATCATTTACAAATAAGCACAACAACAGTAGGTGATATATTTGATATAGATTTAGAAAAGAATACACTATATCCATTAATGCACCTAAACCCTGTAAATGTAACAACAAGAAGAACAGAACTAGTATATAATTTTCAGGTGTTTATAATGGATTTAGTTGAACCTGATGGTAGTAATGAACAAGAAGTATATAGTGATGTATTACAAATATGTATAGATATTATAGGTATATTAAGTAATTCTAAATGGCAAGCACAATTAGCATTAGATATAAATGCACCTGTATATTTTGCAGAAGGTGATTTTACTTGTGAACCATTCAAAGAAAGATTTGACCAATCAGTAACAGGTTGGGTTTTTAATATAGGTATAACAGTACAAAATAGTTTTCAAACTTGTGATATACCAATGACAGATACATTTATAGGAAAATGATAAAATTTAAAATAGGCAAATTAACAATACAACTAATACCACCGAAAATAACTTATGGATTATAATGAACTATTAGAAAAATTAGAAGCAATAAGTATAGAATTTGAAAGCTATACAGACTATCCACAAGCAGCTACAAACAATGCTAAACGTGCAAGAAAATGGAAAGAAGAAAATGGTAGTGATTGTGGTACAAGAGTAGGATGGACAAGATCAGCACAATTAGCAGATAGAAAACCAATAAGTAGAGATACAATAGCACGTATGGCATCATTTAAAAGGCATCAACAAAATAAAGATGTACCATATAGTGAAGGTTGTGGTGGTTTAATGTGGGATGCATGGGGAGGTTCTAGTGGTGTAAATTGGGCAATTAGTAAACTAAAACAAATAGATAAAGAAAAAAAATAAATTATGGCAGACTTAACAACAACATTAACTGAAAGTGTTACCTTAAATGGTGCAGTAAGAGGTACTACAAATACTATAACTACAACAGGTATAGTAGATGTGTTTGAACGTATATTAACTTGTTCACATTCTAATACAACAACTATTGCAGTATTTGGTTCTACACCTCATGCTTCAGCAGGTGCATTAGATGTAGAAAATTGTAAGTATCTTAGAGTAACAAACCTAAGTGCAGACCAAAATATTAAATTAGCAATTATAACTACAAATACTAATTATCAAGTAACAGTAAGAGCAGGTGCATCTCATGTATTATTTCAAGCTGAAGAAGTTGCAATAGGAGAAACTGATACATCTCCTGCATTTGGTACATTAGAAGATATTACAAGTGTACAAGTAAGACCAGCAGCATCAACAGATGTACAAGTAGAAATATTTGCAGGGCTTGTTTAATGGCACAATCTTTTGATAATATAGAAAGATATTTAGAAAGTTTTGGTAAATATGTAGTAAAACAAGCACGTACAAATTTAACTAAAGCTAGAAAAAATGTATCTAAGGATTTATACAACTCTGTTAAGTTTAAATTACAACAAGAAGGTAGTAATTATAATGTAGAGTTTTATATGTTAGATTATGGTACTTTTGTAGATAAAGGTGTAAGTGGTAATAAGAAAATACAAGAATTTACAACTTATGATGGTAGAAGGGTAGAAAGTCCTTTTAAGTACACAAATAAAATGCCACCTACAAGTATATTAGCGAAATGGATAAGTGCAAGAAGAATAAAAGGTAGAGATAAAAAAACAGGTAGGTTTATTAGTAATAAATCTTTAGCATATCTAATAGCAAGTAAAATAAAAAGAGATGGAATTAAAAGCACTAGCTTTTTCCAAAGACCATTAGGATTAGGTTTAGATAGATTTGGTGTAGGTCTTTTAGGTGCAATTAAAGAAGATGTAACAACTGCATTTTCAGATATGTATAAAACAACAGTATAAATATGGCATTAACAATAGTACAAAAACCATTATATAAATTATTATCAGCAGGACAAGAAATAATATTTGCAGTTTCTGATCCTGTTATAGTAGCAGCACAAACAAGAGTTAAATATAAAGCAGAAGTAGTATTATATGATGATGCAGGTACAATATCACCATTAGCAGCTACATTAAAAACAACACCTAATGATGCAGGATCAGGTATATTTGATTTTAGACCAATAGTAGAAAGCTATGTTAGTTCTGATAATTTAGCAACAGAACAAAATATAGGTTTAGCTACAAGTTCTTCATTTAAAGGTAATCAATTAGGAACTTTTAATAAATTTCCTATACATATACAAGATAGATTTAGTTTAGGTGAAAATTCTACTAAATTTTTAGCAGTATATTTTTATGTAGAATATTTAGATACAACAACAAACACTATAATAGATAGTGGACAATTAGTTTGGGAAAATCAATATCTAATATACAATGGTGTTTTATTTCCTACTGATGAATTACAAACAGGTGCATTAACTAATAATTTTGGATATGATTTAAATAATTTTAAATATATACCTAATTCTAATACATCTAAATTTTTAACTGATTGTCCTACAACATTAAATGCACGTACAGTAGATTATGGTACACTTGCTATGTTTAATCAATTAAATTCAGCTTCAACAAATTTTGAAACATCACCAAATGGTACAAATGCATCTAATAATGTAGTAAATTTAGTAGAACTAAAAATGTATAATAGTTCAGGTGTACAATTAGGTGTTACACAAAACATTAATAATGCAGTTGGTAATGAAGGTGGTACAGGTAATTTAGGAACACAATTTGCAGATACTAAATTAGTATTTTTTGGTGCTTATCCTGGTAATTTACGTAATTGGAATACTGCATTTCAAAGTAACTTAGCAAATATATCTTATTATACATTACAGGCTTTTGATGATAGTAGTAATGCAGTAACACAACTATATACAGTTAATATAATATGTGATAGTAATTTTGGATATGAAACTACAAGATTAGCATGGTTAAATAAACATGGTGCTTGGGATTACTTTACATTCACTATGAAAAACACAAGAAGTGTTACAACTAATAAAACTACATATACACAACTAGGTGGTACTTGGAATGAAGTTACATACAAACCATATTCTTATAAGGGTGGTATGAAAAACTTTAGAGTTAATGCAAAAGAAAGACTACAACTTAATACTGATTTTTTAGGTGATTTAGATAGTATTTGGTTAGAACAATTATTTACAAGTCCTGAAGTATATATAATAAAAGATTTTGATGCAAATGATACAGGATCAGGAACTACATCAAAAATAAACAAATATGTAGAATCTGTATTAGTTACAAGTTCTAGCTATACAAGAAAAACAAGAGCAAACGATAAGCTAATACAATATACAATAGAGATAGAAAGAAACAAAACTAATAGATTACAAGTAGGATAATGAGTACACAATTAATATTATATCCACAAAATTTAAATGGTTATTCTTATAATAACGTACCTGTATTTAGTGAATATGTTAGTAACTTTCAATTCAGTAGTCCATTAACAGGTTTTCAAGATGTAAATGCAGCAGCATCTTCTTCTTCATATACTTATGCTACAACAGTAGCTAATGGTTTACTTTTTAATACAGGTAATTGGGTAGGATTTGCAACTGTTGCAGCAGGATATAACAATCAAACTAATCAACCTTTATTTAGTAGTGGACAATTAACTTTATATTCATCAGCTACACCAAATGCAAGTAGAAACAGTATTTGTGGTGTAGGTCAAATGCTCACTAATTTAACAATAGGACAACTTTATAGAATTACAATAGACCATACAGGTTCTACACCAGCAGGTATATTTAGTATAGGTGGTACTGGTTCAGGAACTAATAATTATGTAGGTAATGGTGGAGGTACTGCACCTACTGCATTAACACCTTCAGGAAGTGGTGTAAGTATACAAGATTTTACTGCAACTGCAATAAATATGCCATTAATAATAGCTTATTTAGATAATATAAATGCAAATTTTGTTGTAAAAAGTATATCAGTAAGTGAAAGCCCATTAGCAGTACCTTTAACACCTGTTGATTTATCAGATGGACAAGTTATTTGTGATTTGTATCAAGAACAAGATATACCTTTAACATTAAGTGTTGATGATTTTACTAATGTAGCAGAAAAAACACAAAGCTATTCTAAAGACTTTGATTTACCTAATACAAAAAGAAACAATAGAATATTTACACATATATTTGAAATAACAAAAAGCATATCTAATGTTTATGATTTCAACCCATATGTACAAACAAAAGCTGCTTTAAAAGAAAATGGTGTATTAATATTTGAAGGTTCTTTACGATTAATAGAGATAGTAGAAAAAGATAATGAAATAAGTTACAATGTAAATCTTTATTCAGAAACAGTAGCATTAGCAGATTTATTAAAAACTAAAACATTTAGAGATTTAACAAATGTATTTACAGAATTAGACCATCAATATAATTACACTAACGTAGAAGCTAGTTTTACAGGTGGTTTAGTATTAGATATTGCATTAGGATCAGGTTCTTTTGCAGGTTCATCAGGTGCTACAACAACTGATGTATTAAAATATCCATTTTGTGATTGGACAGGTAATATAGATTGTACAGGAACAAAACCTGTAATATCTAACATAACTGATGTTTATAAACCTTTTATTAAATTGCAATACATAATAAGAAACATAATTAATCAAGCAGGTTATGAATATACAAGTACATTTATAGACAGTTCATTTTTTAGTAAATTATTTAT